GAATCATGATCGGTATCATCGTTTGTTTCGTGGCGGTCGGGGTGGTCAGCTATTTCGCCGGGGTCGTCAAGGGAAAGCAGATCGACGCCGAGGTCCTGTCCGAGCTCGCCAAGGCGGAGAAGAGCACCAACACCAAGCTGAGGGCCTTCGCCATCTGGATGAAGGGAAAACTGTAATGGACAAGGACAAGGGAAACGGCAAGGCGACCATGAAGATCGGCTTCACGGTCATCGAGCTTCCGCTCGAGATAGTCCGGCAGACGGCGGGACTGATCGGTGGCGAGGGGGCGAGGGAGTTCGTCAAGGCGACCATGGAGTACCCCAGCCTTTCCAAGGTCCTGCTCAACGAGTCCACGGGGGAGATCATGCTCAAGCGTGATCCGTTTACCGGAGAGGTTTTGGTGTTTGAGCAGAAGGAAGCTTAGGGGGAATCATGCCTTACCGATCATTGAAGCAAGAACGATTTTTCCACGCCAACAAGAAGAAGCTCGAAGCGCAGGGCGTTAACGTGGGGGAGTGGGATGCGGCCACCAGGGGCAAGAAGCTGCCCAAGCGAGTGGTTCGTCCCCGAGGTCATCGAGAGAAATAAGGAGCAACATGGACAAGTTTGCATCACGCGGTCTGGAATTTACCAAGAAGTCCAAGGGCGGCAAGGAAGCCAAGCCCAAGGGTGAGGAAGCCAAGGGCGAGAAGGAACCGAAGGGCGGGGAGAAGTCCGAGCCCAAGGGAAAGAAGCATCGTCGTCCCAAGGAAATCCATCTACGCCGTGCCGAGGGCGGATTCATCGCAAAGCACATTCACGATCAAGCGGGCGAGATTGGTCCGGGGCAAGATACTACGGAGCATCTCATCCCCGCCGAGCACGAAGGCGACCTGGATGGGCTACATCAGCACCTTGAAGATCACTGGGGCGGCCCAAACGTCGGCGAGAAGGAATTGAGTCCCGAGACGATTCATGGGAAGGGGGGTATGCCTAATGTCTAACGAAGAGTATCCCGAGAAGGAAAGGAAATCCTTCCACCGCAGCATGGCTCATCTGCATAAGGGGGCCTTGCACCGCCATCTCGGCGTGCCGGAAGGCCAGCCTATCCCAGCCGACAAGCTGGCAAAAGCGAAAAACTCCGGCAATCCCCATGTCCGTTCGATGGCCACCTTGGCCGAGAACATGAAGCACTGGGGGAAGTAACAAGTTCCGAGGCACCCGGGCGGATGGTACGGCGGGGTAGCCATACCTCGAAAGTCTTCTCCTCCGCTCCGGTGGTCCGTGCCCAAGAACCGGGTCCGGGTGCCTTGGTTTTCTACCTATGACAAAATCCGAACGAGATGATCTTCGCTTCAAGTCCCAGACGGACCTGTATTACCTCGACACTCAGGTCCTGGGCATTCCCTTGATCGAATCGCTCCACAGGTCCCTCTGCGAGGATTTCTTCGTCCGCAAGGACCCTACCAAGTCCATCAAGGACCAGCCCGAGCAGATACGGGATAGGCTGCTTTTGTTTCCGAGATTTGGGTGGAAAACTACATTGCAAGCATCCGATGCCACCCAATGGCTTATAACCTTCCCGGATATAACCGTGGCTATAAACACCGGAGATGGAGACCTCTCCGACGCCATCGTGGCGCTGGTAAAGTCCTACTTCGCCGTGCCGGGGTATGACGGAAAGCGCAAGGAAAACGGGGATGCCATCTGGAATTCCGAAGCCCGCCCCACGCTGTTCAACAAGCTATTCCCCGAGTTCGCCGTTCCTATATCCGGGGGCGGCAAAGGGCGTGCCGATACCTATTTCAGCCCCGCCCGCAAGACCAAGATGAAGGACCCGTCCCTCTACAGCCTTTCCATCCTTTCATCTTCAGCCGGTTGGCGATGTTCCGTAATGCTCAACGACGACGTCGTCAACGAGACCAACATGGATTCCCCCGCCGTGCTCGACAAGATCGCCAAGCGCGTCACGATGAGCCGAAAGCTCCTGCCCAAGTTCGGATTCAGGCAGACGGTCGGAACCAGGTATTCGGTGGGAGACGTGTACGGAAAGATGCTCAGGGACAACGGAATCCTGGGCGAGGTGCCATACGGTAAGTTCGATGTCAAGGGGCATCCCGGATTCCGGTGCTGGATCATGCCGAGCTGGTGGGTCAAGGGGACAGGACCGGAGGCCGGGCTTTCCGAGTGTAAGGCTCCTACCTTGGAAACTCCCGAGGATCAGTGCGAGTTCCTGTGCAGGGAGATATGGGACTACGACTCGATGCGGTCGGACATGAAGGACGACCCTCAGCTCCACGGCGGGCAGTATCTCAATAACCCGAACGTGGCGAGCAAGCAGGAGTTCAAGCGGGCGGACCTCATAGCGGCCACGATCTCCCCCTACCAGATTCCCAAGGTAGGGCGCATGTTCATGACAGGCGACCTGGCCTATGGGGTCGGTCACGCCGCCTGCGAGTCGTCGTTGGCCGTCGGGCGTTGGTACGAGGATTGTCTCTACATCGAGGATGTCGTGGCGGGGAAGTTCGCCTCCAACGAGGTAGCCTACAAAATAGTGTCCACCATCAAGGCTTACAATCCCGAGCGGCTGCACATCGAGAATTCCCAGGGGGCGCAGTGGTTGGTCCCCGAGCTCGGCCAGTGGGGTCTCAAGCTCGGAGTCATCCCGCTTCCCCCCATCGACTGGGTTCCGACCGGCAATGTCAAGGGGGGCAAGGAGGCACGCATCCTCGGCCTGCTTCCCCTGCTCCTGGACGGAAAGCTCAAATTTGCCAGCAATATCGAGGGAATCGAGCGGATTTACGCCCAATTGACGGGTCAGACGAAGTCCCGCGACATGGCTGATTCCCTGGCCAGGCTGCTGGAATTCCGCGAGATTGCGAAGGACGTGAACGCTCAAACCGAGCGTGAAGCGAACTATCAAAGGCTAGAGCAGGAGGGTAGACTGTGGGGAATGGTGTTCGGGGAAGGCAAGTATGCTCCCCCTCCGCCGCCCACGCCTGAGCCTCCTGGACCGCTGTATGACCCAGTTACAGGACTCCCAATGGACGATCTGTACGCGGAAGCGGACTACCGATAAGGATTTCAAATGGCGTTGATACCGCAGGCACCACCCATACCAGCAGTGATCCCCGTGGCGAAGATCAAGTCCAGCGGGGAAGTGTCCAACGAAACGGCCTTGGCCATCGTCACGAAGGATGTCAGGGCAGCCGAAGATTTCATCACGATCAAGCAGTGGCAGAATAGGTGGAAGGAGATAGACTACCTCTACCAGAGCCCGCGATCCTACAGCGTGTGGGAAGGATCGACTACCTCCGAGGCCAATGTCCAGAGCTTCCTCGTCGCCCGGCACACCCAGTCGATTGTCCCCGGCGTCATGAACACGATCTTCTTCCAGGACCCGTTTTTCTTCCTCCGCACCACCCCAAGCAGCACGCAGGAAATATGCCGCCAGAAGACGGTCATCTATTCCAGCTTCTTCCGGGAGATGGAGTTCGAGAAGACTTGCTGGGACGGCTGGTTTTATACCGTGTTATTTGGAACTGGAATTTTTAAGTGGGCCGAATGCTATGAGACCAAGACCACCGTCCGCTACCGCCGCAAGGCAAAGCCTTCCGTAGTCAAGGGAAAGTTCTCCAGCATCAAGCTGGAGACCAAGGACTCCAAGCAATTTGACGCCATCGAGACGACCACGGAGCACTGGAAGCCGGAGTTCTTCCACATCCCGAATGACGAGGTGCTTGTCGATCCGTCGCTCGAAGTGAATGATATCCGCAAGGCCAAGTTCGTCGGCCACGTCAAGTTCATGACAGGCTACGACCTCATCGAGATGTGCGAAGAGCACCGTGGCGAGAAGGGCTGGACGGTTCCGTCCGAGACGGAAATCCGCAGTTGGTTCGATACCCCGAAGGAACCGACACAGGGTCTGTCCGCTCCCGAGAGCAACATAGTCCAGTCCCAAGAGCTCATCCATGCCCAGGCGAGAGACCTGCCCGTTGGCGGCGACCCGCTGATGCAGGTGCTGAAAGTGATCGAGCACTGGACGAAGAAGCGCAAGACGGTGATCGTGAACGGAAAGCTCGTAGTCTGCAACCAGAAAAATCCCTACGGCAAGATTCCCTTTTATTCATCGCACTGGTGGAAGATACCGAAGTCATTCTGGTCTATGGGAATCGGGATGCTAACCGGGCAAAACCAATTGGTAGACAAAGGGAGCAGGAACGCGGCCCTCAATATGCTCTCGATGCTGGTCAACCCCCCGATGCTCCGCAAGGCAACGCTCAACCAGCCGGGCCAGAATATCCGGCTGCGCAGGGGGAGCGTACTTACGGTGGAGGACGATGTCGACAAAGCGTTCAAGGTGCTCGAGCTTCCGCGTGTTCCTCCCGAACTATGGACGATGCTCGGCAACAACGAAGCGGCAGCGGAGGATGACAGCGGTGCCGATCTCCGCAATGTCCAGGGCAGCACACGCGGGCCGGGCGGGACTTCGCAGGGACGCACTGCCACGGGAGCGAGCTTCCTTGCCTCGGCAAACGCCAACCGTATCCAGGGACCCGTGTCCATCTTCGTTCAGAACGTCCTCCTTCCGTGGTTCTACGATATGGACGGACTTATTAACGATGCGATGAGTGAAGACCAGATGAAGGAGTGCCTCGGCGAGGAACTTGGGAAGGCATATGCCGACGCATTCGACGCCGAGCCCTACCTCAACGGCAAGACGAAGTTCGAGGTGCTCGCGACGCAGCACCTCGCCGCGAAACGCTCCATGAGCCAAATCCTTCCGATACTTTCTAGCATCTTCGAGAACCAAGCCTTGCTCCAGAATCTCCACCAAGCAGGTAAGACCATAGACGTGGTCGAGCTTGTCTCTATGTGGTGCGAGCTAAGCGAGTTTACCAACAGGTATCAGTTGGTTCGTGACCTTAACGAGAAAGAGAAAGCCTTTATGCAGCAACAGGCGGCGCAGGCTGGACAGGCTGCGGCAGGGAAACAGATGACGATTGATGATAACAAGGCTCGCAATACCAGCGACATTAATTACGAACAAAACGATAGCAAAGCAGTACAAATTGCGTTACGCCACAGCCTCGAAAAAGCTGTGGAACCTGAGCTTCAGGGAGGCGAGCCGGGAGGGAGGTATGCCGCCGAGCAGGGGTAGGTATTC